AGTATCCAAAGTGCGTCCCTGCTGCCAAAGCGGCAAGGATGACAGAATCCCAGAGGAGGAGTGCCGTTGCAAGGAAAAGAGCTAAGCCACAAGGAGTTGGTGGTAAGCCTACAAATGTGAAGACCTTTACTAAGAAATATTACGGGGGTATGATAGAAATATGACAGATCCAAAATTCATAGGTCCACCACAAAAATTATTTAAGTCTTATACTATGCCTAAGGCAAAGACTGCTACAGAAATAGGTAAAGACATAATAAAAAAAACAAATGTTGGAGCTGGTAGAGTTTTAACAGCATTAGGATCACCTATACTTACAAGTAAAAAATTATTATCAAAAGCAAAAGCAAAATTTACAGGTGCAGCAAAAAGAGTTAAAGATATCTCAAGTGGAAATATCTCTGGAAAAGCAAAAGCTGTTAAAGCCATAGTCGGCAAAGCACCTAAAGGCACATCAAAAGCTTTAGTCACAAAAGGCACGGCTAGATTATTTAAAGCAGCTAGATTTGCTAGAGCAGCAACTCCAGTAGGTTTGGCTACTGTTGCATTAACAAGCATTAAAAAAAGAGATCCAAAAGCAGTAAAAAGAGAAAGAGAATTTTTTAAGGGTAAAAAATATAAGGACTATGGTTTTGAGTCAATGTTAAACTACAAAGGAGGCGGTTTGAAAGAAGCAACTAAAAAATTAAAAGCACAAGGATACAATATGGGTAAAATGATTACTTTTGCACAATTTGTTAAAAATAGAGCTGGTTCACAAGTTAGTGAGTCAAAAATTCAACAACTCAAAAATGAGTACAAAAAAATGATGGGAGGTTCTCAAATAGGTCCATCTGAGGAGAAGAGACTTAATAAAATGATGAAAATGAAATCAGGTAAATTGGCAATAAGAGATTTTCTAAGATCAAAATTTAAATCTCAAGATAGAGTTATGAATAAAGGCAAACAAGGTGCTACGCCTGGAGCTGTCTTTATGCGATTAAAAAAAATGGGTTTATTTAAGGAGGGAAATATGGCTAATTTGAAAAAAATTCCAGAAGGTCCAAAAGGCGAAGGTCTAAGAAAATTAAAAGCTAAAAGACCTGACGTAACTAGAAAAATGGGTTTTGCTAAAAAAGGTAAAGTCATGAAAGCAATGGCTGGCAAATCTGTTAGAGGTTATGGTGCTGCAAGAACTTCAGGAATGGGTTTACAAGATGAACAATTGGTTCCTGGTAAATCTATGGATTATTATAAAGACTTAATGTAATGAATTATGGCAACGTCTGGAACAACAGCATTCGATTTAAATATCGACGATATTATAGAGGAAGCGTATGAAAGATGTGGCATACGTACTAACTCTGGTTTTGACCTTAGATCAGCTAGAAGAAGTTTAAACTTACTTTTTTCTGAGTGGGGTAACAGAGGTGTTCATTTATTTAAAGTTGAACAACAAACTCAAGCCTTAACTGCTGGAACTGCACAATACACTGTGCCAACAAAAGTAAGTGATGTTTTAGAAGCTTTTATTTCTACAACAGCTGGTGTTACAACTGACACTCAAGATGTATCATTAACAAAAATAGATAGATCTGCTTTTGCTGCTTTACCTAATAAGGGAGCTCAAGGGCAACCCTCTCAATATTACGTAGATAGACAAATGATACCGGTAATTAATTTATACTTAACTCCTGATGCTAATACATTCACTCATTTAAAATATTTTTCTATTAATAGAATTGAAGATGCTGGAGCTTATACTAATCAAGCAGATGTCGCTTATAGATTTTTACCTTGTATGTGTTCAGGTTTAGCATATTATTTAGCGATGAAAAAAGCACCTGATAAAATACAAACTTTAAGATTAATTTATGAGGATGAATTACAAAGAGCATTAACAGAGGATGGCCAAAGGACTTCTGTTTATATTTCGCCTCAAACTTACTTTGGAGATGGAGTTGGATAATGGCATTTGCTAGAGGTAAAAGATCATTAGCTATATCAGATAGATCAGGACAAGCTTTTCCATATACAGAAATGGTAAAAGAGTGGAATGGTTCTTTAGTCCATATATCAGAATTTGAGGCTAAACATCCACAACTAGATCCACCACATACTAAAGCTGATGCAATAGCTTTACGAAATCCAAGAGTACAAAAATTTCAACAACCAAAAACAGTGGCTAGTAATGACGTAACTATTGCTGATTCTGGAGGTATCACAGTTGGAGTTGCTAACTTAACTTTACCAGGTGATTTCGGATTTAAAAATCAGGGCACAAGTGAAATGAAACCAGCAGACCCGTCTTTACAAAACAGAAGAAGACAAGCAACAGTTTTAGTTAACCCCGTAACAATAGAGATATCTTAATGGCTATAACGTATACGAATTTTTTAACCCAAGTAAGAAACTATACAGAAGTTTCTAGCTCCGTTTTATCAGATACCTTATTGGATCAATTTATTAGAAATACTGAATTAGCTATCGCAGGGGCTGTAGATTATGATGATCTTAGAAAATTTTCTAATTCTACATTCACAGCTAGTAATAGAGCAGTAAGTTTACCTGGTGATCTTAAATATCTAAGAGCAGTAAAAATTACTGATGGAGGAACAGAAATATTTCTTGAAAAAAGAGATCAAACTTTTATAGCTGAATTCAATCCTACTGGAACTGAAGGTCAGCCAAAATATTATGCTACGTATAATGACAAAAATATTATTGTGGCACCTACACCTGCATCAGCTTTACCTATTCAGATACAATATATTAAAAATGCACCACATTTTGATTCTAGCACTACCACAATGCTTTCAGATCAATATGAGAATCTTTTATTATATGGGGTGCTAGTAGAGTGTTTTTCATACTTAAAAGGACCACAGGATATGTACAACCTCTACAAAACAAGGTATGATACAGAATTACAGGCTTTTGCTCTTGAGCAAATGGGCTCAAGAAGAAGAGGTCAGTATACTGATGGGGTTCCAAGAACTAAGGTTCCGGCTCCATCACCATAAAATTTATAAGGAGAATAAAATGGCTATAACAACAAACGCAATTACAAATTCTTTCAAAGAAGAAATTCTTGAAAAGGGGCATGATTTTACACCTACATCAGGTGATAAATTTAAACTAGCTTTATACACTTCACAAGCGTCTATTGGTGCAGATACTACAGCTTATCCTGGCGACAGCACAGGTAACCAAGTTGCAAATACTGGTCAATACACGCAAGGTGGAGGATTATTGGTTAACGCTCTTGTTTCAACACAAGGAACAGTAGCATTCGTAGATTTTGCAGACTTATCTTTTACAGGTGTAACATTAACAGCAAGAGGTGCTTTAATTTACAACACTTCAGAGAGTAACAAATCTGTTTGTGTATTGGACTTTGGCTCAGATAAAACAGCTACGTCAGGAACTTTTACGATTCAGTTTCCTAACCCAAACAACACACAAGCTATAATCAGAATCGCATAATTAGGAGCCCGGTGTTATGGCACAATTAACTTACACCGTCACCGTAGCAACGGGCAGCCTTTACTTAGGTGGAGGTTCAACAGGAAACGTTTTTTATCTTAATGGTGTAAGGGACATAGATTTAACTTGGGTTAAAGGTGGCACTTTAAGATTTGATCAAAGTGCATCGAGTAACGACAATCACCCTTTATTTTTTGCAACACAAACATCTAATCCGCAGTCAAATATTTATGCAAATGGTGTTTCATACTATTTAGATGGAACTGCATCTCAGTCAGATTATTTTAACACTACAAATTTCAATGCTGCAACAACAAGATACGTCGAGGTAACACCAGCATCAGAAACAGATTTTTATTATGCTTGTTATATTCATGGAATTGGAATGGGCGGTGCTATCGACGTTACTCAAAACACGTGGGGTGCTGCGTCTTGGAATTCAGGTCAATGGAGCGATCAAACAGATATTGATTTAGGTGTTACAGGCCAAGAATTACAATCTTCTATAAATTCAGTTGTTCCTTTTCCAAATATTGGTTGGGGAGGAGATGTATGGGGTTCAAGTGTTGGTGGTTGGGGAAATCTAAAAGATACTTCATTTATAGTTTCTGGAAGTCAACTACAATCTAGTATTGGTGAAGAGAGCACTGAGGGTGAGATAAATGCTGGTTGGGGTAGAAATACCTGGGGTGCAAACGGTTATGGAATTGCAGGAACATTAGAGGCACAAAGTTTACAACTTCAATCGACAACTCCAGGCGTTACTGTTGAAAATGAAATAAATGTTGGTTGGGGTAGATTAGAATGGGGTAACGGTGCATGGGATGTTGGTTATTCTGTTGAATTAGGATCTTTAAGTTTACAATCAACAATTGGAGAAGAGCAAGGGTTTACAGATTTTACAGCAGAGCCTGCTGGTTTAAGTTTACAATCTACATTAGGAGACGCTAGTGAAACAACAGCTGAGGGAACTGTTGCCGTCTCAACCAATTTACTTCAAACATCACAAGGCACAGCTATAGGAGCTCAAGACGTAAATCCTACAATTTCAGGAATAGGCATACAATCAAGTGTTGGTCCTGTAGAAGTTGGTGCATTAACATTAGCTGAGCCTAACGGAATACAATTACAAACTAATTTAGGTGAAGAAGATCTTGCAGGTGGAGCTATTATTAGTCCGACTGGTATTCAAGCAACTTTTGCAACACCTTCTGCTGATGCCGTTGCAATAGCAGAGGGAACTGGGTCACAACTGCAATCATCTATTTCTGGTCCTCAATCAATTACAGGGGATGGTTTAGTTGAATTAACAGGCATACAGTTGACTGGGTCACTAGGGTCAACTAATATTACACCATGGAGCGAAGTAGATTTAGGAGTCAATAATACTTGGACTGAGGTTGATTTGGCTGCTTAATTTTAGTAAAATAACAATATAAGGATTTAAATAATTATGGCATCATCATATACAGCTCTCGGAGTTGAACTTCAAGTAACCGGTGAAAATGCGGGTACTTGGGGTGATAAAACAAATACAAATTTACAATTATTACAACAATTAGTTGGTGGATTTAATCAAACCTCAATAGCAGGTGGAGCTGGAGACACAGCTTTAACAGTTGTTGATGGAAACACAACTGGAACTGCTCAACAAAATTTTATAGAATTAACTGGAACAATTACTGGTAATAGAACCGTTTCTATACCTTTAGATGTTGAAAAACTTTATGTAATAAGAAACTCTACATCAGGAGCTTACACTGTAGAATTTCAATACACTTCAGGTTCAGGAACTAGCGTAACTTTTTCTGCTACAGATAAAGGAACTAAATTTTTAATGGCGAAAGCCGACGATAGTACTAACCCTAACATTATTGACGTCGGTGTAGTAGATTTATCTGGCGTTCAAACTTTAACAAATAAAACTTTAACATCCCCTGCAATAGGAACTTCTGTTTTAGATACTGGTGGAAACGAATTACTTTTACTCACTGCTACAGGTTCAGCTGTCAATGAAGTTACATTAGCAAACGCTGCAACAGGTAATAACCCATCTTTCGCAGCATCAGGTGGAGATACAAATATTGGTATTGATCTTAAAACAAAAGGAACTGGTGTAATTAAAGCTGAAGACTCAGGCGGAAACGTCTCTGCAGTTAAAATAGCTGGTAAAGAAACTATATGGGTTCCTGCAGTAGCTATGTATCCAAATACTACAAACGGATGTGCTAACATTGCACAAACAGAACTATCAAATGGACCTGAGTTAAAAACTTTAGATTTTGATAAGGATTCAGATGAATTTGCACAATTTGCTGTTGCTTTTCCTAAATCATGGAATGAAGGCACAATAACTTTTCAAGCATTTTTTACAGCTAATTCAACAAACACAGGAACTACATCTTGGAACTTACAAGGAGTTGCATTAGCAGACAATGGAGATTTAAATACAGCTTTTGGTACAGCTGTAGGTCCAGCAGCAAAAGCCATGAGTGGTACAGCAAACGATC